ACTTAAAATCATTAGCTGGAGTTACAACTTGGGTATTAGATGAAGCAGAAGAATTGACAGATGAAGAAACATTTGAAAAAATTGATTTCAGTATAAGAACTATTGGAATACAAAATAGAGTTTTATTAGTATTGAATCCTGCAACAAAAGAACATTTTATTTATAAGAAATTCTTTGAAGATAAAGGAGTGCAATCAGGAGTTAATTTAATTAAAGGTGATACTACATACATACACACTACCTATTTAGATAATATTGATAACTTATCTGAATCATTTATAAATCAAATAGAAAATATAAAGAATCGTAGACCTGAAAAGTATAAGCATCAAATATTAGGTGGATGGTTAGATAAAGCAGAAGGAGTAATATTTACTAACTGGACTATTGGTAAGTATGAACAAGTAGGTGCATCAGTATTCGGACAAGATTTTGGCTTTAGTAATGACCCAACAACACTTGTAGAATGTAATATAGATACAGCTAACAAACGAATTTATATTAATGAACGTTTCTACTTACAAGCATTAACAACAAGTCAAATACATAACTTAAATAAACAACATTGTTTAAATAGTTTAATAGTTGCAGATAGTGCTGAACCAAGACTAATATCTGAGTTACAATCGGCAGGATTAAATATAGTTCCTGCAATTAAAGGTCAAGGTTCAGTTACTTATGGAATAGCGTTACTACAGGATTATGATTTGATTATATCACCTGAATCAATTAATTTAATTAAAGAGTTAAATAATTACAGTTGGTTAGAAAAGAAAAGCAATACGCCTATAGATAATCATAATCATTTAATAGATGCTTTAAGATATGCAGTAGGTTATCAATTAGAGAACCCAAACAAAGGAAACTATTTTATATATTAGATTATGAGCTACGGACAAATGATTGCCACAATACAATGTTACTTACATCACGTTAAGAATATAGAAGTAGGAATCAATCTACCAAGAAATGTAGGTGAAATTAAAAAGATGCAGCAAATGTATTTAGTAGCATCAGCTTATTTAAATAGTTAAATATTTGTTAAATGTATTTTATTTAAAACATTATTATTATATTTGCTTATAATTAAAAACAAAAGCTATGGAAGAATATCAATTAGAAGAATTAGAAAATGAATGTTTATATTGCGGTGAACCTTGTGAAAAAACATATTGTTCTAAAGAATGTAAAAAAGCATACGAATGTGAAAATTAAATCTGGTTAATTAATAATGGAAATTAGACTTACAGAAATGTAGGTCTTTTTTTTGTTTAATACAATTCTAACAAATAGTTATTAATATAAAAAAAACAATAATATGAAGTTTGAAATTAGCATACCAACAGAATTAAAAGAAATTAAGTTAGCACAATATCAGGCGTTCTTAAAGATAGCTAAAGATAATGAAGATAGCGAATTCTTACATCAAAAGATGGTACAAACATTTTGTGGAATAGATTTAAAAGAAGTAGCTGAAATAAGATATAAAGATGTAGTTGATATTACAAACTCTTTAGGTAAAATGTTTGATGTTAAAAACCATAAGTTTATAAATAGATTTAAAATGGGTGGAGTTGAATTTGGGTTCATACCTAATTTAGATGATATGACATTTGGAGAATATACTGACTTAGATACATATATAACTGACTGGGACGAAATGCATAAAGCAATGGCAGTATTATATAGACCAATTAAAAAGAATGGCTTAAATGGCACGTATGAGATTGAAAAGTATAATGGTTCAATAACATATTCAGATGTAATGAAACACGCACCATTGGATGTTGTATTTGGTGCTAATGTTTTTTTTTACACTTTAGGCAACGAACTATTGAAAAGTACACTGACTTATTTGGAGAACAATCAGGAGATACAGACTATTCTGCATCAACACAATTCGGAAAACGATGGGGATGGTATAGTTCAATCTATGCTATTGCTCAAGGAAACCTTATCGAATTTGATAGAGTTACCGAATTACCAATTAACCAATGTTTAACATATCTAACATTTGAGAAGCAAAAGAATCAAATAGAATCAGATTTAATAAAGAAAAGATAATGAGTACATTTTACGAAATAACGCAAGTAATAAAAAATAAATTAGCAGAAGATTTATTTGTAAACACAGTGACTACTGGAGATATATTTAAAGTTGATTTAAACAAACTAACTATATTTCCTTTAAGTCATATTATAGTGAATTCAGTTTCATATCAGGGTGCTGTATTGAATTATAATATATCTATTTTAAGTATGGATATAGTAGATGAATCAAAAGAATTAACAACTGATATATTTTTAGGTAATGATAACGAGCAAGATGTATTGAATACACAATTAGCAGTTGCAAATAGATTCTTAGAAGTATTAAGACGAGGTGCATTAGCTGAAGATTATGAACTTGTAAATAATTCAGCATCAATAGAATTCTTTACTGAAAGATTTGAAAATAAAATAGCTGGAGTTACCTATACATTTGATATTGCAATACAAAATTCAATGACTAAATGTTAGAAGTTGAAAAGGTTATAATAAAGTTTCGTGATTATGTTATTCAACAGTCAAGAAGTAATCTATCTAAGACCGGACATAATAATTCTAAAGAACTTTATAATAGTTTAAAAGGCGAAGTAGTAACTGAAAACAATTTTACTATTGTAGGTTTTCAAATGGCTGATTATGGAACGTTTGTAGATTTAGGTGTTAAAGGTAAAACAAGTTCTTTAAAAGCTCCCAATAGTCCTTATAAGTTTGGTTCAGGTACAGGTAGAAAAGGTGGTTTAACTCAAGGCATTAATAAATGGGTTAAACAAAAAGGATTTCAATTTAGAAATAAACAAGGTAAATTTTTAAGTTATGATTCAACAGCTTATTTAATTACACGTTCAATATTTCATAAAGGAATTAAACCAAGTTTATTTTTTACAAAACCATTTGAAGCAGGTTATAAGAAGTACATAGACGTTGATTTAATGAAAGCTTTCGGTCAAGACATAGAAACAATGGTAGATTATAATTTAAAAGATTTAAAATGAATATAATAAGTGCAAGAAGTCCATATCAGATTATCATAAATGAAATAGGACAAACAGGAAGTAAAGTAGAATTATTTATTTGGAATAAAGGAACAACTGAGCCTGTAAATCCAACTTATATAATGAGTGAAAATATAGCGAGTGTAACACAAACAGAAACTAACTATAATATTTCGCCTTATATTTTAGAATATATAAATCAAATTGCACCTGTACCTGTTTCAACTCCTGCAGTAGAGGCTAATTCTAACTGGTGTTTTATTAAAGTTAAACGATATAAAAATGTAAGTGGTGTTTTTACTTTATTAGATACGGTTTCTTATGTAGGTGTAAATGGATATACAGATATAGTATCTGGATTGAACTATGATTTTGGTGTTGGGTACTTTGCATTGTTAGCAAACTCAAGTAGAAAAGTTCAATACTATAATACTATTCCGTATTATAATTTTTTATGTGAAAGAATAGATGGAGAGGCATATAATGTTTCTTATTGGAATGCAGCAAATACTTTAATTAGTTCTAATACTTTTTTAACAAGTGGAACTTATGAAATATACAATTTTAAAATTCCTTTAGCTGTTACTGGTTCAGTTAAATGCCAAATAGAAAGTTCTTTAGACGGAGATTTATATCAGATATTAACTGAAAAATTAGAAGAGTGCAAATACTTCCCAGTTAATTGTTCTTTTATTAATCAAAATGGAGGATGGCAGCAACTAACATTTTTCAAAGCTCAAAGCAATACTATAAACGTAAAAGGTTCTGAATATAGTTTAATGCAATCTAATTTAAATTATGATTATAGAGTAGGTCAAAAGAAATCATTTAATATAAACGGAACACAAACAGTTAAATTAAATACAGGTTGGGTTTATGAAAACTATAATGAATTGATAAAACAATTATTAATGAGTGAAACTGTATTGCTAAATAACAATCCTGTTACTTTAAAAACACAATCACTAACATATAAGACAAATATTTTAGATAAAAATATAAATTTTGAATTAGAATTCGAATATTCAAATAGCCTTTTAAATAATTTAGTATGATAAATGTAGAATTATATATAAAAAAGAATACGCTTGTTTATAGTGGAACTTCTACAAATACAAATTTATCTCCATATACGCTTTTAAAAGATGGAACAGCGTCTTGGGGTATTAATGAATTTAAAAATTATTATGTAAAGATAACTTTGGGTACTGGAGCAGGTTTAATAAGTTGGATTATTTCAAACACTTCGGATGTTTTAACTTTACAAACGCCAATACAAGTAGATGCCTCAAGTAAATATGAAATTTATAGAAGTGATTTTAACAGATTGGAATTGTTTAACGATGAAAAAATAAGTATAACTTCATCTATTGCAAATGCAAATGATATAGGAAAAATCTATACTGACTTTACTCAATCGTTTACTATTCCAGCATCAAAGGTTAATAATAAAATACTATCACATTGGTACGAAAGTTCTATTGATGGAGGTTATGACCATAGACAGAGATACGATGCGTATTTAGAAATAGATACTCAAAGATTTAAAGATGGAAATATACAACTTGAAAAAGCAAATAAAAAAAACGGATTTGTTGAAAGTTATACAGTTACATTTTATGGTAATTTAACACAATTAAAAGACAAATTTAAAGATATAA